ATCCATTAGTCCACCTCTTTGCACATAAGCACCAGGTATTCATTTCGTTCTTTCGGGTTTATCAAGGATGTAATCTCGAATATCCTTGTCCCGAATTTCAGTCGATATTTAGGCGTAACATTTGAGTTGTACCTAATCGTTATCTTGAGAGTTGTCTCTGCACTTATCTGCTGTGCATATTCAAACTCTCTGCCCTGCAACGGCTCGATAGAAGCCCAAACGGTTGTATCGGTCGTGTAGGTACGCTTTACCTCTCCGTAACCATCCTGATTATCAACGGGTCTTTGCAATTCAACGCGATGTCGCAATTGTCCTATTCTCATCTGAGTTTTGCGATTTCAAGTTTCGCTTTGTTCTTGCGCCCTGCCGCACTCGCCCTTCTCAATGTGGTCTTTGTTTGCGACAAACTCTTATAGACAGTTTCGACAGTCGCAATGTCGTCCACCATCCCGACATCCTTGGCTTCTCTCGCACCCAGCACCCGACCCTGGCCGAAGTCTTTTAGTACGGTTGCCGCACTTATACCCCTGTTCCTTGCAACGGTACTTACAAAGGATGTATAATATTCGTTGACCCGTTTTTGCAGATAATCAAACGCCTCGTCATTTAACGGCTCATACGGGTTGCCTTCTGCTTTGTGTTTACCGGCTGTTATAATCGTGGGTTTTACTCCTTGGTCATCCAGAAATTTTGAGTGGTCAAGATGAACAGCGACAACGCCTATTGAGCCGGCCTCACCACTCGGTGTAATCAAAATCTCATCGGCGGCAGAAGCAATAAAATAGGCGGCGGAGGCCATAAGAGAATTTGCTACAGCGATAATTGGCTTTTTGCCCCTGGCATTGTATATTTTATCGCTTAACTCCTGAGTGCCGTAAACCGAACCACCGGGGGAGTCCACGTCAATCAATATCGCGCCGATTGAGTCATCCGCCATAGCCAAATCAAACGCAAGGCCAAAGGCATCTGTTGACGTACCCCCAAACAATTCCAACAGGAAGGATGAGTGCTGGTCGGTAACACCCCATAGCGGCAGATGGGCTATTGATACAGAATTTAATTTAGACGACATGGTTCCTGTCGAGACTTCTATACCGGAGGCGTCAAGCTCCATCATCGTCAAAAGGCGTTCAGGCATTATCGCCCAAGGCTGATTTGTAAACACTTTATATTTTTGCATTTAGAAATTCCCTATTTTTGTTGGTTATTTCCCGGCTAAACTCCTCGAACAACTCTTTCGCATTGCCTTCGCCAAGAACGAATCTGTTTGTTTTTATCATTTCTCTTGCAACAGTTACGGGCTTGTCCAATAACGGCTCTAAACATTGGGCACAATACCGCTCGTGTTTTTCATAAAAGGTATTGAGAAATCCGTTGAATTTTTCCCGGTCTTCGTCTGCCTTGTCTATACGTTTTTTGATTTCGTTAATCTCAGCGTTGGAAATCCTCTCCACAACATCGTCCATAAACGCCAATATTACGTCTTCCATAAGCGCAATATGGGGGTCTATACCCCTCGATTCAGAATTTAGGCCATCCTGAGCCACCTCAGGGACTGTTTTTTCGGCCAATTCCGCTTTTCCAGGCGATTCTTGATTATTTGGGACGACAGGCACGGGCTCTACCTGAAATTCCATGCCCTGGCCGTCCGGCAGGGGATTCATCTCCTCTAATTCCCTGATTTCGTCCGGCAACATCCATTTGCCCTGTACCCCGGCTGTATAAAACAGCGTGCGGCTCTGTACATCGCCCCGCAGCAAGGCATTGACGTTGTGCTTGACAAAATACCCCTGTGCCCTCTCCTTCGGCGTAAATAGCCGAACATTTATCGCCTGTTCCCATCTGGTTATCCAGGGCATCAGGGTATCAACCACATAGTCCGTATTGGTCTGTTCTAATGTTGACCATCCCTGCGCCCGGGTTGTATCCGCGACCTTACGCGGCGGCATACGGAACCACCGGCACATTTCGGATACACTGAATTGCCTGGTCTCCAAAAACTGCGACTCTTCGGGATTAAAAGACATATGATTAAACTTAGTTCCCTCCTCGATGATTAGAACCTTGTGTGCATTATCAATCCCGCCATGTTCCTCTTTTAGCGAAGATTTTAATCTTCCATATGCCTTATCTGACATTGCTTTCGGATGCTCAAAAACCCCGCCGGGATTTGCGCCGTTGCCGAAAAAATTGGCTCCGAACTTCTCGGCGGCAGTAGCAGCCCCCATCGACTCGCGGGCTTTATGAATCACGTTGTATCCCATTATGCCGTCAAAGCCCAAACCGTGTACAGCAAGGATATAATACGGGTCAAAATCTTCTTCTCTGCCGTTTTTGTCCCGGATTTCATAATATAATTTATTGCTATCTTCGTCTCTTTTTGGCGTAACTTTGTCGGGGGCCAGCGGCCATAATGCAACCGGCCTGCCCAGTCTGTCCCTCTCGATTAACGAATAGCCGTTGCCCCAGCCCAAGGCGTGGCAGGTTATCGCCTCTCGCCACGACATTGCAGGCATTTCGTTATTCGGCTGGGTATGAATTAAATCGTGTATAGGATGGTCGGGCTGGATTTCCTTGCCCCTCGGCGACAAAGACTTATAAACGTTAAAAGGCAGCTTTGCTATGTCTTCGGAAATTGCACGCATACAAGCAAAGACCGTAGCTATCTGAAACGCAGTATTATTGTTTACCGTTATCCCCGATGCCGTCGGTCCGCCCTGAAAATAATCGACAAACCACTTCTCCGGGTTTACAGTAGTGGTCGCCTTCAAAACAATCCAGCGCGCTAACCTATCTATAGCTTTCATTTAGGATTTCCTAAAATGTTTTTATTAGTTCTATCCATAAGTACGATTCAACCGCCATCGGAACCTCTTTGAGCGTATATTCACTTACTGCTTCTCTGTGTTCGTACAGATGGCTGATTAACAGTTTCATCGCGGTAATTGCTGATTGTGGTACTTCGCCGATATAATGCGTGCCCGTGCCTGTGGATGTAATATCCACAGCCGCTCCGGCCAATGTCGCCGACAATTCAAATGTTGTTGCAGCCGCGCTTATAATGTAATAATCGGTATCAGCCGATAGCCCTGTTGGCAAAGTCCCGTCTTTGTTATGTACCCTGACTCTCTGAGTATCCGTAAAGACCCTGCCTGACGGCGTACAAGTATCGGTTGCTGCGGCGGTAAAAGTGGTTGAGTAGCCACAGGTATAATTGACTGTTATTGCGTGGTGGTCGCTACGATGTGCAGGCCAGCTTTGATTATAATCCAGTCGGACTTCGCCCGGTTCGGCATGTGTATCTATCTCATAAACCGTTGTTCCCAAAGTTTGCACATCCCCTGCCGAATCAACGTAGGTTATCGACGAAATTCTCCATAGCGGCGGCAACGGTAGCCGCAAAACGTCCTGCCAGGTATCGAGTTTCATCTGGTAGGCGGTCGCCATATACGTCCGACGCTGAAACCGCTCACAGTATTCGCGGGCCGTCTTAATCAATGAGGTTATAAGCGCATCATCGTCAGTGTGGTCAACCCTCAAATGCAACTTTGCTTCTGTAAGCGAAATCGGCTCCGCCGTTGGGGGCGAAATTATTTTATAGTCATTCATACTTTGCCTTAAAATTTCTTGCCGTGTAAATATCCCCGCGTCGGCCTTTTTGTAGCCGGTTTTTTAAGAGCTTTTGCCTTCGGTTTTGGGGTTTTAACCTTCTCGGCAATCCCGCGCTCGACCAATAATACGGCAATATTATCGTCAATATCCCTAATATCACCTTTGTTAGCCAACATCGGCACATAATCTTTCAGCAATTTTATCTTAATCATTTCTTTTCTCCTTTTATGTTAAAAGCTCTACTTTTGGTTCGCACCATTCCGGTAATCCGTCCTTCTCTAAGTCTGAGACATAGCGATGCTCCGGCTTTAGGCCGTCCTCTAATCGACCCGGAATAGTAGCTATTAACTGCAAGTGAGGCAGGCCAATCTTCGGTGCGAGAAATGCTTTTAGTCCCGACTCTGCAAAGTTATGCCAGAAGTAAATGTCCTCGTCCCGCCGACCTTCTCCCCATCCGCCATCAGAATCGGGAATTGGCAAAAACCAGGGCTTCTTTAATTTTGCAAAACTCGATGTACGGAAAATAGTCAGGCCAAAATGACCCGTTGTTACCGGCATTAACTCGCAGTCGAAGTCTTCGGTCGGGAGTTCGGTATAAACCACCTTCTTTTCATCTGTTTTGCCAATCAGGGGAATATCGCACTCTCGCTTCATCTGCAAAGGCAGAATTGCATCGGCCTCCGGGTGCTCCTGCATCATTTGTAAAAGTTTAATGGTCTGGTTCTTGGTAAAGTAGGTATCGTAATCGACCACGAAGATATAGTCCGCATTTGCCTCAATTTGTTTTTCAATCAGCCGGGTCAATACCTGTCCCCAAAAAACGCCCGTGCCTTTTTCGAGGTCAATTTTCATCGGCACAAACGCTCGCAAGGCCGCAAATATATTGTCTGTGAAGCACAATCTGGGCATTGACATTATGGCTTTGATATTAAGTTTTTCCTTCGGCTCATTGATAACAAGGGGATTTTCTGTACCGTCAACACCAACCTTTATGTCGTTTCGGATTGCGATAATGTTATATTTGGTAACAATCGTATTGTGATACAGTTTTGACGTTGCCAACTGCTTAATTGCCTTCTTGCCGGCCTGTTTTTCTCCGTCAATTGCAGGAATAAACTCCGGGCTCTCGGCCATCGGGTCAAACTCAACGACCATTACGCGGGGATTATATTCCAACATCTGGTTCCAAACATGCCAGTCCTGACCGTCAATATCGATACAGACGAGGTCTATCTCTTTCGGGCAGCCCTCAACTTTGGACATGATATAGTCAAGAATATGGCCGGTAGCGTTCACTTCTTCGTGGATACAGTGAGTATTGGGGTATTTCTCACAGTTTTTGACCAATTGTTTGTACTTTTCCTCGTCTTTTTCAATCAATATAGCATTCCACCCCTGCTCAACTAATCGGCGGGTATTGCTGAGCATAATCCCATCTGCCGCACCAACCTCTAAGCACCACTTATTTTGAGTACCTATCTTGGAGAATATGGCCTCGATAATACCGTCTTCACCATTTTGGGAATAAACATTACGCCTTGCCGAAGCTAATTCTATGAGAAGCGGCTTATACGCTTCATCTGCAAACGTAATTTCGCCATACACAACGTCTTTGTCTGTTTTTGTGCCCTGTAAATTAAGACTTATGGGATAACTCGCACAGTCCGTAACTTTCGATTCCCATTTTTTCACATCTTCCAGCCCCAATACCTCAAACATCTTTCGCAGGCCGGCCTCGTCAAAAATCGCCTTGTGAAAATCGTCCTCGTCCATCTGCCCGCCGCAGATATACCCCGCAAAATCCATATCTTCGCCTGCGGCGTGAGAAGCGGCCAACTTACCAAAATCAGGCACGGCAATTTTTAATACTCCGCCGATTTTGAGTTTAGACACCCAGTCTAACAGGACATTAAAAGTTTCACGCCGGCCAAAATGCTCCAGAATGTGTGAAGCCCTGATTTCATCGACCGAGTTTTCAGAGTATGCAACCAAAGGATACACCTCTTGACTGTTTTTTCTGTCTAGGTTCTTATAGCCATCCAAGGCCATCCCAGATTCACCCGAACCCAAATTTAGTTTTACTGCATCCATCTTTTCTTCCTTTTCTTTCTTTTGCTATGTTGGTTTGTTGAAATCTCCTGTTGGTAATGTGGTTCCTGTTGTCGTTGTATACCAAATCGGATAATACGGATAACCGGGCGAAATCGGCGTTGGATAAATCGGATAAAAAGGATAATCCGAACTACCAATTTCTACCCAACCCTTGCCATTACAACCGTGACAGGTTCGCTCTTGTGGTACATCGGTTGTCTTAAAATCATTAGGCGGCGTGTATTTACCTGTACCACCACATACCGGGCATTTTACTGCTTTAACCATTTCTCTTTTCTCCTTTTCAATATTCCCCCTCCGCGCCCGCCCGAAGGCAAAGCGCGGAGGAAGAAAAGAACACTATCCAGTTACTAAAGCCATACAACCATGTACCATCGTCTGGCACAAATTGCCATATACATCGCCGCAGTGATTCTTCTTGGCCGCTGTATCGTGGGATTGTTTCCCTTTGGACAAAAGAATCACAGCACTAATAGAGGTCACATTGGAGGCCGCAGCCGCAGCAGTAATTGTCGCGCCGATGTATTTCTTGCGTCTCCGCAAGTCCATCTGCAACTCAACAACACCACCATCGCCGGTAGTCGCTACCGCCGGGATAGTCCAGCCGTGCGTAGTATCGGTCGTGGCCGAGCCCGAAAAAGCGACAATCGTAGTCATGCTTGACGGGCTTGTTACCGTATCGCTCTCGGCAATCAAGACCTCTTGAATGTGAACAGCCGAGCAATTAGTTACCTCGGTGCCGATATTGATGTACCAGTTAGCGTAATCATACGGCTGACCCACTGAATCAAGCTTAGAAAATGATATGGTGTCGGTGCTTGCCTCTGTCTGTAACGTAGGACACATAGCAACTATTCCACAGCCATTTATAGGATTACTCATTTTTAGCTCCTTGTTAAAAGTTTCATTGACAGCCAATTACGCCGTATGACTGATTAAGGCACAAATTGGACCGGCTGTGCCGGCATACGTGCCGACATCGTGGATGTTTATATCGAATCGCTCTGTACCTCGCAGGGCTATTTCGTTTCTCTCGAATACGGAATAACCGCCGACAGAGGCAGAGTCGCTTGAAGCGATAGACATTTGCTGACGGTCTCCAAACTTCGAGGCCATAGCCAAATCGCCAAAGTAAACATAAATCCTATTAACCGCCTGAGTTGTATGGACTGCCTCGCTGAGAACAACGGGATAGCCCATAAACCGCAAGCCGGCAGGACCGGCCGACAATTCGGCCATACTAACGCCGCCCGCAGCAGCAAGAAGGCCAACCATCCTCGTGTAGTAGAAAAGCGGGGAAGTGTACCACTTGGCATTCATTCTCGCATACATAGGAAGACGACCCATCAGGTCAACCATGTCCTGTAAAGCGATATTAGTCCAGGCATAACCTGCATCGTATCGCACTAAACCATTGGCTGCTGTTCCTGATGATACGCCCGTACTCGTACAAGCCGCGAAAAATCTCTCTTCGAGGCCGACGATACCGCCGTAAGTCGATGTACCGTCACCGATGAAGCCACACTGGTCTTCTTTTGTCGCAAACTGCAAGGCGATTTCAGAAGCCAGATTGTCCATTACGGCGATGATTGCATCGCTGGCAAGCTGGTTACTAATTCTGGTTGTTACGCCCAAGTCCTTGGTGATGAGCTTCACAACATCCCACGACTTTGTGGATTCGGTGATTGTATCACCCTCGCCAATAAAGTGAGCCGTGAGCCCATCTGTCCGACGCGGTATCATAATGGTATCAGAAGTCATCGGGATGCGGCCTGAGTTTGCTCTAAACGAGCCGTACTGTACCACTAACTCGATAATCGCAGACGACAACACCTCCGGCACCAGATACCCGCCGGTCGTATTAACACTGCCCTGGTGCACGGCGTTTAGGGCGACACCGTGATTCTTGCACCATTCGCGTGCGACTTCACTGCCAAATGCAGCAGCAAACCACTGACCTGCCTTAAAAGCATTTTCCGCGCCGTCCTGACCCTTAAACGCCTTGAGGTTACTTGACCACCTCTTCGCCTCGGCGGGGATAAATATGCGGTCAGGGTTTTTGTTCGACACTGCAATCTTAGGAGGCGGAGACCCAACGGCCTCTTTTTCCTCGGCGGCTTGCTTCTGGAGAACATCCTCGATATTGGCAATGTTCTTATCCAGAACCTCAGTCTCGGCTTTCAGGGCATCAAAGGACTCCTGCGCCTCGTCTGTAAGTATGCCGTCAGGGGCAGCGTCGAGCAATGCCTGCATATCAGCGAGCACCTTCTCTTTTTTTGCCCTTAACTCTTTTAACTTGTCCATAATTAAAATCCCAAATTAAGTTAAAATTTATATTCATTATCTCCTGCCTGCTACCGCATAACAGGTCGATAAACATTAAAGCGGGCAATAAAAAAAGACGGCGTGTGAAAGTGTGGTTCCACACAACCGCCTTTGATTATTCTTGCGTTGCGTCCAGACCTGCAGGTCTTTCAGCAAACCCGATTATTCATATATAAACAAGACAGACAGGACTTGAACCTGCATCTGATGGCCAACCACCGTTTTATCCGGTTAAACTACTGTCTTGCAACGCTTGACTGCTTTCTTTTATATTGTCAAAACACCTCTATCCTCATAAACAGAAGTTTCTATCTCTTTGGTTATCGCCAATCCTACCGTCTCGATTAGCGCAACTATGCCGTCTATTTTCTCCGATGAGTTTTCCTTGTCCGGCCTGATATTGTCTGATGCGTCTGTTTTTGCCGCCACATTTTCAGCCATCCACCGTAAAACAGGATTGTTGTTGTGGATTAGCCGCTCGGATATATATATATTCTCAAGGTCTTTCATCGGAGCGGACATTGAAACCCAACCCATGCCGAAAGCTATCATCTTGTCCTCCGGCACCCCCTCGGCCAATAACCTCTGACGTATCGGCTCAAACGCCCAACGGTCAAAAGCAATCGAATCCACGTTAAATTTGGCACAATCAGCGACAATATCAGCAATTACAATGTTGTAATCAATGACGTCGCCGGGGGTCAGTTTGATTAACCCCTGCTCCGCCCAAGTCAAATACGGTACCTTGTCCTGCCGTGACCGCTCACGCGCTCTTTCCTCCGGTATCCAGAATCGACACAAAGCAACGTATTTTTCATCGTCCCAGGGGAACAGCCACACCGCCGCAGTAATGTCCTTATTGGCCGACAGGTCAAGCCCGCCAAAACAATCCCTGCCGACAAGCAAAGACTCGTCCACAACCTCTTTACAGGCATCCCACCGCTCCAGGTTCACCCACTTGACCGTCTGCGTAGTCCAGATATTGCATTTCTTGGTCAGGAAGTTATTGATTTTGGCCGGCGACTCCATTGCCTCTCGCTTCATCCGCCGCATATCATCAATCGAAACTGTGATACCAAGATTAGGATTTGCCTTAATCCAGACCTTCTCGTCCTTCCAATCGTCATTCTCGTCCAGTGTATAAATCATCGCAAAATACGAATCATCCTCAACTGTGCCCTTTAAGACCTTGATAGCATAGTTCCGCTCCTGATAGCAGGCACAATGACGATTGAATCCTGCGGTAGTGATAATAAGAATAAGCGGTTGCGACCTCGCACCCAAGCCCGAATCCATTACGTCCAGCATACTTGAATCAGGATGAGCGTGAAATTCATCGACCAAGGTAAAATGAGGATTCAAGCCGTCCTGGTATTTCGAGTCTTTGCCCAACGGTTTCCACGCCGAGTCAGCAGAATCGACCGCAATCGACTTTGTGTGCACAGTAGCCAGCCCGCCTAAATTGCCGGACTTGCGAGCCATACGCTGGCCTTCAGTGAATGTAATCCGTGCCTGCTCTTCTTTTGTCGCCACCGAATAGACCTCAGCCCCACCCTCGCCGTCAAAACCCAGAC